GGCGCGTCCGTGTGGTTCACGGCGTCTGGTGACGTGGTGTCCGTGAAGGACACGTACTCCGATGGCCATTCCGCTGTCGGCCAGGTCCAGATTCCCTCTGCGGGGATCTACGAGAACCTGTGGAACCCGGACGGCACGGGAACAACCCGGAGCAAGTCCTACGGCACTTCGGTGGCGGAGGGTGTCGGCATCTGGTACCGCGCCTGTACGGGCGAGTACGGCACTGGCGAGATCATCCGCTGTGACACCACCTGGTACTACACGACGACGGACTAACCTCCGCGTCACCCAGCCACGGCTCCGGCCGTGTGCTCGCCTTCGTAGCTCAGCGGTAGAGCAAGGGGTAGCGCGCCCCGATCGTCGCCGGTTCGAATCCGGCCGAAGGCACCCATCGTCAACCGCCCCACATGAGGCACCTGGAGGCCCAGATGGCTCGCAGGGCCCTTTCCGTGTGCTCAACCCCTGGATGCCCCACGCTCACCCCTGGAGGGCGCTGTGAGGCGTGCCAGGCGAATGCCAGGGCCCTACGTCGTGGCCCCTCTCGTGCTGGCTATGACCGCACCTGGGCACGCACGCGTAAGGCATACCTACGTGAGCACCCCTGGTGTGAGTGCCAGGCGTGCGCTGACCTACCCATGCCCCTTCGACCTGTTGCTACTGAGGTTGACCATGTGGATGGCCTGGGCCCATTGGGTCCAAGGGGTCATGACTGGACCAACCTACGCAGCATGACGAAGGCGCATCACGCTCGCGAGACAGCTAGGTCTCAGCCTGGTGGATGGAACGATCGAGGCTGATCTCCTCACTCTGAGGCATAACCGCAGGTCAGAGGCTTGCAAGCATACAAAAGCGCAGGTCACAGCCTTGCCCTACCCCGGGGGGTGACCCCTTGCCGGTAGGGGACGCGGAACGCGGGGGAGGGCGCCGTCAGGTCCGCCCGGTTCAAAGACCCCGATCTGACCCCTTCAATCACGCACTGTGACGACTCCCGGGAGGTGATCCCATGGCACGCGGCGGCGCCCGCTCCAGGTCCGGCCCTGCGCCGACCAGCACGGAGCGAAGCCATAAGGCGAAGGCCAACGCAGAGGGCTGGACCACGCTCCCCGCTGACGGCCGTGACGGGCCTCTCCCGGCCTTCCCGCTGGTCACCCCGTCCGATCGTGAGATGGACCTCTGGGAACGCCTCTGGGAGTCCCCCCAGGCCGTCATGTGGGAGACCCTGAACCTGGACTTCGAAGTGGCGACCTACGTGCGCTTGATCGCGCGCGCGGAACGCCCCAACTCCAGTGCCATCATCTGGGGTCAGGTCAAGATGGTTGCCGAGTCGCTCGGCCTCTCGGCCTCCGGCATGGCCCGCAACCGCTGGACCGTTGCCAGCATCGAGCCTGACGCCGACGATGACGCGCCCCAGGCCGCTGTCTCGGCAGTCGCGGACCTGTCCGCCCGCCTGAAGGCGGTCAGCGGTGAGTGATGCGAAGGTCCTGATAGTCACCCTGGCGTGGATCGAACACCACGCTGTGATCCCGGACGGCTTCAGCCAGGGCCAGCGGTTCACGATGCTGCCGTGGCAACTGAAGGTTGCCTCCAACATGTACGCCGTGAAGGCGTCTGCGGAGGTCGGCCAGAAGTCCACCGCCTTCGTGTACCGCCGTGCCCAGGTGATCATGCCCCAGAAGTCGGGCAAGGGCCCGTTCGCCGCTGCGGTCGTCCTGGCCGAAGCTGCCGGACCCACTGTCTTCGCTGGCTTCGCCCAGGGCGGGGAGCGTTACCGCTGCCGTGACTGGGGTTGCTCGTGCGGCTGGGAGTTCGTTTACGACCAGGGCGACCCGATGGCCGTCCCCCAGCCGACTCCCCTGATTCAGCTTCTGGCGACCTCTGAAGACCAGGTTGCCAACGTGTACCGGCCGCTGACGGCCATGATCAAGCACGGTCATCTGTCCGCCTTCATGAAGCCGCTGGAAGGCTTCGTGCGCGTGGGCGAAGAGGGCCGTATCGACGTCGTCACTTCGTCGGCTCAGAGCCGTCTCGGTAACCCGATCACGTTCGCGATCCAGGACGAGACAGGCACGTACACGGCCACGAACAAGATGATCAAAGTGGCGGAGACGATGCGTCGCGGTCTGGCTGGCATGTCCGGCCGGTCCATGGAGACGACGAACGCCTACGACCCGTCGGAGTACAGCACGGCCCAGAAGACCCACGAGGGTCACGCAGAGGACGTGTACAGGTACTTCCCGCAGGCCCTCCCCACGCTGTCCTACCGGAACAAGCAGGAACGGCGCCGGATCCACAAAGCCGTTTACGCGGACTGTCCTCACATCGACCTGGACGCGATCGAAGCGGAGGCGTCGGAGCTACTGGAGTCTGACCCTGGTCAGGCTGAGCGCTTCTTCGGCAACAGGATCATGGCCGGTCACGGCTCCTGGCTGGAGGCAGCGCACTGGCTGTCTCGCGCTACGCCGGACCGGGAGATCCCGAAGCCGTCGGCCTACAAGTTGATGAAGGTCCCGATCGTGCTCGGGTTCGATGGTTCGGACTCCGACGACTGGACGGGCATCCGCGCGGAGACCCTGGACGGCTTTCAGTTCACGCCGACCTACGGCCCCAGCAACCGACCCACGGTGTGGGATCCGGCGGAGTGGGGCGGCCAGGTTCCCCGCCTGGAGGTTGACGCAGCGGTGGACCAGCTCTTCCGCACGTATGACGTGAAGCTCATGTACTGCGACCCCCCGTACTGGGAGACGGAAGTGGACAAGTGGGCGGAGCGCTACGGGGACCGGAAGGTGATCCGCTGGCTGACTCGTCGCCCGGTCCAGATGCATGCCGCCGCTGAGCGCATGAAGACGGACTGCATGAAGCGTGACTGCACGTTCACGCATGACGGGTGCGAGATCACTGAACGCCACGTGTTCAACGCACGCATGGCGGCCCGTCCGGCGGACCGGTACGTCCTGGCGAAGCCGGAGCACAAACGAAAGATCGACCTAGCCGTGGTGTCTGTCCTGACCCACGAAGCCGCGTCAGACGCCATCGCGGCGGGGCTGTTGAAGCGAAAGCCGCTGTTCATGTCGGCGTGACCGAAGGAGGTGGGGGGATGGCGACCCTGGAGCAAGCCCTGTCCCTGGTTCAGAAGCTGGAAGACGAACTTCTGGCCCGCCGTCCCCTCATCCAACGGAACTCCGACTACTACCGAGGCATTCAGTCCCTGACGTTCGCGTCTGAGCAGTTCCAGAAGTTCCACGGAGGCCGGTATAAGGACTTCGCGGACAACTGGGTCCAGGTGGTGTCTGACGCCCCTGTGGAGCGGCTGACCGTGAACGGCTTCAAGCCGTCTGGGTCGACGGAGGCTGACAAGGATCTGTGGCGCGTGTGGCAGGCGAACGGCCTGGACGCGGACAGCCAGTTGGGGTTCCTGGGTGCGGTCAACTCGGGCCGTTCGTTCGTCCTGGTGTGGGGCGATCCTGACGACCCGGAGACTCCGGAGGTGACCTTCGAGGATGCCTCGCAGTGCATCGTGGCGTACGTGCCTGGTTCGCGCCGGAAGCGCAGGGCCGCACTGAAGCGCTGGGATGACGGCCAGGTGTCCTTCGCGACCCTGTATCTCCCGGACGAAGTCTGGAAGTTCGAGCGTCCGACCCTGGGCGCCAGCTCGAAGTCCACTGGCGAACAGGCCATTGACGAAGAGCTGAACAAGTGGGAGATCCGGGACACGGGCGGGGAGATGAACCCCCAGCCGAACCCCATGGGCGTGGTGCCGATGGTGGAACTCCCCAACAGGCCGACGCTGACGGAAGACCCTGTCTCCGACATCACGGGTGTGGTGTCCATGCAGGACGCCGTAAACCTGTTGTGGGCCCAGCTCTTCACGGCCGCTGACTATGCCTCCTTCCCCCAGCGAATCGTCCTGGGTGCGGAGATCCCGGAGATTCCGATCCTGGGTGATGACGGCCAGATCGTGGGCTCACGCCCGGTCGACCTGGAGCGTTTCGCGGTTGACCGCGTGATGTTCTTCGAGGGCGACAACGTGAAGGTGACTGAGTGGACCGCCGCGAACCTGGAGTCCTACACGAAGGTCATGGAAGTGGCCGTTGGACACATCGCCGCGCAGACGCGTACGCCTGCCCACTACCTCATCGGCAAGATGGCAAACCTGTCCGGTGACGCCCTCCTGGCCGCTGAGACTGGCCTGGTCAAGCGCGTTGACGAGAAGACGATCTGGTTCGGTCAGGCACTCCGGGAGATGTTCCGGCTGATCGCGCTGGCGACGGGCCGGGACGCTTCGCCCATCTCTGCGGGACAGGTCATCTGGGCGGACGC